TATTATAAAACACATATTCACCTTCACTCTACCACCGCTCTTATGTCACTCACTAAATTGCTTAACCCTTATACGGTTAACACTTTTTCGTCTGCTGATAAGGACCGTGTTCGTCGACCTGCGGTTGAATGTGCTGCTGCTTTTCAACAAGCTCATTATGATGGCGCGCTTGTTTCGCCTTATTTTCTGACTCCTTGGGAAATTGCTCAACTTGAAATATGTTATCAACGTCGTGTTGTTAAGATGGCTGCGAAACCTAGCAAATCTTCGCATCCTATCGCCAGTACGATGCTTTATCTCGCCACTTTGGATCTGTTTCGTGAAGCTGGCGGTGATGACCGTAATCGACGTTTTATAGATATTGGCGGCTCAATTTCAAAGATTCTTAAATGGCCTAACGCACACGCATGCAATTTGTCCAATTCAGCGCGCGACCGTTTCCGTTTTCTTAGTACAACAAATTCTGTGCTTCAAGATCGTTCCTCCCAAATTTTTGAACAAATTTATGATGATATTTTTGCACACGCTGCTTCAGGTATTTGCGCACAACAACCTCGCGTTTGTTTACATGGTGCACAATGCTGTAATCAACCTTCTAAATTTGCTGTTTGTGTACACGCATTATATGATCTGACTCCTCAAGAAGTGCATGATATTTTTTCGATTCATGGCTTAGATACTTTATTGGCTGTTTTGTACATACCAGCCGAATTGACTTACGGAACTAACTTTTCTGAAGCACGTAAACTCGAAGAGATTTATGATTTTTATCATTATCTCGAGAAAGATGAGTTTAGTTATATGTCTTTCGGCGACAATTCGTTTTGCTACAAACACAACACTATTAATTGGCGTAATTGGGCCAATATCACTATGATCCAAGGAACTGACTTCAATATTGCCGTTGAAGATTATGAACAAAATGGTCCTGAACATCGCTTACGTTTTGTTCGTATTCCTAATACTGATGGCTCAATTCCGCGTTATGTTACTCCGGGTATTCTTGAAGGTTACGTTGAATATCCTGATTTGTTTGATTATTTTTGGCATGATTGTCATTTGCAACAAAGTGATCTCAAAACTATTCTCGTTCCATATGATTATTATCGACGCGCTATGAGTCAAGCACTGAAAGTAAAAGAGCTTGATAATAATTCTGTTTATACTTATATTGTCGGTATTACTAATAAGATCGATGTTAATTCGACTGTGTTAAATAAGAAACTTTCTATTGATCCGGTTAAATTACAACACTTTGCATATTCTATGCTTTGGATCGCCGCAGCGCATCGACAAGATTCTTCGACTGGTTGTAAAGTTATTTATGAGTATCTCAAGAAACATAATGCTCGTGGGGGCACTTTTGAGAATTTCAAGCTTTCTTTTTCTTGGCTTTTTGATCATTTTAAGACTTGGCTTGGTTTATCAAAGATTTCGCATCCAACCAATCTTTCTTCTTTTGATGTTCAACCTATAACTGGTTATTATATCGACACTGTTGTCGAGGTCACTGGCCGTCGTGTCAGTGCACAAACTCAAAATAACACTCGTGCTCAAGCTGGTCGTTTACGCAAACAAGCCTTGCTTGATAATTCGCCTGATTTAGATCGCGACGTCCGTGCACCGCGTGATGACGGCGCCGTTTTTGTTGCGCCAGATGTTCAACTCGCTTTTGATTTAGCCGAAGAGCGCCCAATTATCATTTCATCACCTTTGCCTTTCAACGGTACTGTTGTTGCACCTTCTGCACCAACTGCTACTCTTCGTTCAATTGTGCCTACTGCATCTTCCATTGTTGCTTTTGTTGCGCCTAATTTAAATGCACCTTCCGCGCAAGCTTCTTTAGATCTTGCTGATATTGCAGCTAATCCTTGCTTACTTTTTCCGGCTTTGCCCAAGATTGCTGTTAATCTACCTGTATGCGTTCATTGTGATAGTTATATCTATCCTGCACATTGTTGTCTACGTCTTCGTTCTTCTCCAATTGGTTTAGGTTTTCGCGATGCAGTTAATTGTCAAAATTGTGGTATTGTGATATATCCTTTTTCGAAACATTTTTGTCAAGGTATGGATGTTGTTGTTTGTTCAACTGATCCTGATGTAAATTTTGCCAATTTGCTTGCTGCTGTAAGTTCTGAGACGAACTGTCAAGCTGCTGTTGTTGTTCAACATCAAGATTTTGTACGTCTGTATTGTACTAACTTGGTGCATCGTATCTCAGTCTGTCCAGTTTGTTTTGTTATGTATCGCATTGAATTTGGTCGTCATTGTGCCAAACATCCAGAACATTTACTTAACATTCGTGCCAATGCTATTGCATGCAATTTTGATTGCACTGCGCTTGACCCGACAATTCATCCAAGCTATTTTGCTTCTTCATTGGTTTTGCAACATGTTGCTTCAACTAATCTTGCATTAGCTTTTAATAATTTAATAACATCGAATACCGGAGGTATTCCAAATAAGGTAATAGAACACAGTAATGTGAATCACACTACAGATGTGGGCGAGCTTTGTGATAGCTTTGACCCCACCTCGTCGGACCCTAAATCCGTTGTTATTAAACCTGTTGAATCTTCTGCTTTGAAAATTGGCCCGGTTGTTTTCTCTCGTCGTTTGAATTGTAAAACCAATTCTTCCATACAAAACATTGAAGCACATCAATACGACCGCGACCGTTTTGAAAATGTCGTTAAAATTTCTTCAGATCAAGTTTTTCAACCAACTGTTACACCTAGAGATCATGATTCCAAATTGGTTGTTGTACCGCGCAGCAATGTCGTCATGACTGTTAAAGGCGGTCGTTTTGTGCATCCTGTTGCTTCGCTTGACGCATCAGCTGATCGTCGTTCTTTTCAATTTTACGAGTTCCCTTTTGATGCTTCTTATGATAATCAATTAGCCGCATTGCCTGATGACAAATTCAAAGAACTTGTTTCGCAATTGCCGTCTTATAAATACTGTGGTTTAAATGCTGCTCGTACTAAATTACAGCAAATTTTCCAGTATTTGGGTATTAAGAAAAATTTCAATTTAGCTTTTGATCTTGGTTGTGGTCCCGGTTCCGCCGGTTTATTTTTGCGTAATAACGCACAACGTGTTTTTGGTTATTATTATTCTGGCGTTGGCGGTGAAATTAAACCTTGCTACGCTGCGGACTATAATTCAACCGCACCTTTCGATGCAACTAAGTCTTTCCCTAGTCGTTATGACGCCGATCTCGTTTATTGTGATATCGGACCAAAAGCTGTTACTAATTCTGTGATTATGCCTTTTTTAACTTATGCTTCTCATTTTGATCCGAAAACGGTTTTCATATTGAAATTGTATGTGCCCACTTCGACTGATTATGTTACACAACACATTTTGTCAACTTTCTTTAAGATTTTATTAAGTCGTTTTTGTAGTTATAATATATATAAACCACCTGCATCACATGAGATTAATAGTGAGTTTTATGTCACTTTTCATGATCGACGTCAATTAGACATTATCCCTTCTGAGAACACTATAACCTATTTTCAGAATTCGGTTTGGCTTATGGAAAATCGTCGTATGTTTGCTGTGCGACGTCTTATGACTTTACCTCATACTGACTGTTATATCGATGATGAACCTGAAATTATCATGCGTGAATGTACAGTTGATTTGCGTGATGGTGAAATTAATTCTTATCGTGATGACCTCGCTGCTATTGCTTTATCTGATAAAGTTAATGCTGTTTGTAGTGTTGCATCTAAAGCTATACTTAATAAAACAGCATATGATTGCACTTTAGTTACTGGTCCGCCTGGCTGTGGTAAAACGCGTTTTTATCGTGAATATATTAAGAGGAAATGTAACTCTGATTGTATCGTCATTTGTTCTACTGATGACTTGCGGCGTCAACTACATGATGATCTTGATGATTTGCATGTACCTGTTTATACGCAACATAATGTTTATAAGCATCAAGGTCCTGTTCGTACCATCTTTATAGATGAATTTTTTACTTTTCCTGTTGCTGCTCCGTTATTTTATTCGCGTTTGCTTGGTGAGACTGATGTTAAAATTGTACTTGTTGGTGATCCAATGCAGATTCCTGATCTGTTTTCCGAATTGTATCCTAACAGCCGTCGCTTTACTGATATTTTTCCAGAACTGCTCAATAATTTTACTTATCGTTGCGCCAACGATGTTACTGATTTACTTTCTAGATTAGGCTATGCTGGTCTCAAAACCGCCTCAAAAATTACCTCTTCGATCTCCGTTGTTAATACTGGCGCTGAGAATTCTAGGCGTATTATCAAATCTTTGGGTTGGCCCGTAATTACTTTTAATCGTTCCACTGCAGGTAATACTGGTTATAGTTTCTCTAAGACTGTTCATGGTGCACAAGGACATACTTTTCCTTCTGTAATTTTGTATGTCGAACCTAAAGCTATGACTGTTGGCATGGCTCGTTCTATACGACATGTTCGCGTCGCTTTGTCACGACATCTCGAAAATGTGTTGATTCTTGGTTCTGCTGATGGTTTGTTGCACGACGCTTTTCATGTTAATTCGCCTGTGCAAGTTAATGGCTCGATTTTTGGTCAAGAACGTTCCGATGTTTATGAACCTGATTTATCTTCCGATTCTCAATATTGGGCTTTGCATAAAGAGTTTATTGATCTTGACGATGCTGGTTTTGCTGAAGCTGTGCAGATACTCGATGATATGATTCCAACTAATATGGCAAACATTAATGAGTTTGCTGCCATTCAGCGTATCGCCGCTGTCAACAAAGGGAGGCGGACGTGCGGTTCTTAATTGGGCCAAATATTTGGAGCGCATTGTTAAAGAACGTATTAAGGGAAAAGCAATTGCTGCTCATACTTTTGCACGTCGTTATTATAATTTCTCTTCTATGGCTTTTTACACTCTTCTTGAACGTTATTCTAAAGTAACAAAAGGTTCACCTAATTCTTACGGCGATCTTGTTGATACTTTTGAGTCATTTTGTGATAAATTTTGTATTGATTTTACTACTCCTGAATTCATCAATTTACCTACCCTTGTCGTCCCCGATTATCCACTTGCACAACTTTTCGCTGCATCATGTGGTCCTAAAACGCATGCGATGTTGCGTTTTATGCAAGGTTGTGTTGATGTGACCGATCTCAACTATCATTATTTTGAGTATATGCGCGCACTGCAAGAGAAAAATTTGGCTTCCACGCAGTATCAAAATGACTTTGACGAGTTTTCCATGTATATTGATTATTTTTCTAAACGTCAAGCCAAACCTGATGTACGTGCTTATTTTGAAGAACGTTTGAAAGCTGGTCAAGGTGTTAGCGCTTTTCAGAAGCACTTGAACGCTCTTCTTGCTCCTTATTCACGTATGCTCGCCGAGATTTTGCATAAAATTTTGTTGCCTAATGTTATTTTTGCATCTAATACTTCTGATAGTGTGATTGGCGCGCGTATTGCTGAATATTACGCTGAGAGCGTTGCACGTGGCGATGATCTGGATAATTTTGCTTGTGATTTTACTGAGTATGATTCTTCACAATATGAATTGAGTCCACTTGCTAACTCTGTTTTCATGCTTTTTATGGGTGCGCCTTTACTTTTGGTTGAAATATATATTGACATGCGCCATAATTGGTGTTTATCTGATGATGTTATGAAACTATATGGACATGATAAAATGCATTCTGGTGAACCTTTTACGCTCGTTGGTAATACCCTTTTTGGGATGCTTGTTATTGCGCAAGCTGTTGACTTTGATTCTCTTTGTTTCGCTTGCTTTAAAGGTGACGATTCTGGTATTTGCGGAGTTAACGTACGTTTTAACGATCAAGCTATGCAATGGTGCTCGGGACGTGGTCTTCAACTTAAAGATGAATATCCGAAATTTTTGGAATTCACTGGTATGTTTGTTACGCCTTTTGGTTTCTTCCCTGATGTCGTACGCAAATGTGTTAAATTTATGTCTACTATTTTTCGTGATGCTACTCATTATAAACAAGCTGTTACAAGTCTTAACGCTGATTTGATTTGCATCACTTCGCAGGAACATTTATTTTGGGGCGCGCATGCTTGTTCGACGTACTATAATGATTTGGGTCGTACTAATCCGATCAGTTTTGATCATGTTTTATTATTAACCGCCTGGTTGCAACGCCAAACTGAAAAATCTTTTCAAACGCTTTTTGATATTGATCTTGAAGTCTTGAATTTCTTTTCTGATGATAGTCTTGCACACCTAACAACTTAGGGGTTTTTCCTCATAACTTATCTTATTTCTATTTTTTCATCACACTTTTTACTATTAACTTTTTGTTTTATTTATCCATGTCTATTCCAACTGAATCTGCTGCTGGCAAAGCCTGGGTCGAGAAATATTTACACCCGCCTTCTGTCCCTCGTTCATCGTATGCCGGAACTCCCGACAACAATATGTCACCAATTACGTCTTTGGAATTTGAAACTGTCAATAACATACCTACTGTTTTCACTGTTGGTGCTGTTACTTATCAGGCTTCTGAGATGTTCTTTCTGCAAACTACCGGTGCTTCGGTTGTTGCGTATGTTTTTGTTCGTTGTCCTACTTATTTGAAGAATGAGTGGTCACAACATCCTCAGTATCCAGCTATTGTTAATGATTCGTATGATTTCTTACAGAACTGGGGCTCTGATGTTTCTATGCAACGTATGGCTTATAAGTCATGTACTTATTTTCTAAATGCCACTGCTTTTAATGATCAGGGCACGGTTACTATTGCTCAAGCTCGGCCGGCATTTTTCACTTTTTCTGGTGGCAAGATACCACCTGAATCACCTTATCTTACTGACGATTCTTTTGAAGTTTTGCCCACTAAACCACATCGCCGTATTGATGGTGAATTTGATTATAATTCACAAATCTTAGACATGGGCGATGTCTCTGGTCCTGGTTTTACTGGTGCCTATATGCCTTCAACACCCACTCAAGTGCAACAATCTAATCCTAAAGCTGTTACTCATATGGCTCGTGAAGGTGCTTTTGTTACTCAACATTGGTCTCAACCTACCAATCGTTTTTGGAATAATACTGACATTGGTAATGGCTCACAATTTGATCTTGTCCAAACTTGGCTTCGTTTCATTCAAGACGACCATTCAGAACACTCAATTCGTCTTTACACCAAATTTGAAAATGGTGCGATACCTGAGAAACCCACTTTGTTAAATGCTGCAGACACTGTCTGGACCGATTTCACTGTCGCTTATGTCTACTTTTCTGGTTTAACTGTTGGTGGCACGACAAACGCTGTTGGCAATGCATATATTACTGTTAAATCTATGTATTGTATCGAAGTCCAGCCACATCTTAAGTCTTCTTTTGTTTTCTTTCAGAATTCGCCGCCTGTGCCTGATGACCGTGCAATTCATGTTGCTTCTGCTGTAACTCATCAAGTTCCTGATGGTTTTCCGGCTTCTGCAAATAGTTTTGCTTCTATACTTGGTCTTGTAGCACAGTATGCTCCAACTGTAGTTAATTGGATTAACAATGCCTTTAAAGCCAATGCACCTGCTGAAAAGGCTGTTGAGAAAGTTGTCGAAAAGGTTGTTAAAGAAAAACCTTTGATTAAACGTCCTCCCGCAAAAACTAAACCTGCTCCAGCTAAGCCTTTTTCTAAACCTAAACCCTCAGCTAACATGCAATTGCGCATCAAGGATTTGGAACGTCAACTCGCTCAAAACCGCGTTTCTAAAGCTATGTCAACTGGCCGTTATACTTCGGCAAATAATACTAAACGTACTCCTTACCCTTACGCTGGTTCTACACGTCCACCTACTCCTATGCAATCTTTTAAGAATAACACGCCACGCCGTCGTTTTTCTACACGTTTGTGATAGGGAAATTATTTTGTGGGGCTTTTCTTCATAAAATCTTTTCCTTCTTTGCTGTTGTTTTTCTTTCGGCTTTCTTTCTTCATTCATGGCGACATCAAATTCTTTTATGTGTAATATCAGTTTTGATTATGCTTTTGACCCGGTTGTTTGTCATTGTACGCCGCCGCATTTGTTTGATATGCCGTGTTTTGAGAAATGGCTTGCTTTGACAAACACTTGTCCTTGTACTCGTGTTTATTGCCCATTCGCCGTTGACGATGGCGATATTGTCGAAGCTGCTTTTCCCGGCATTTATCAATATATTCTTGATAATAATCTCGTACGTCCAGTCGCTTTAACACCTGTTGTTGCTGCTGCTGTTCAACTTGTTTTTGATGACCCCGTACCTGATCTTATTCTTGCTGAAAACAGCGATGATTCTAGCAGCGATGATGATGATGATTTTGTTGTGCCTGACCGTGTTTATACTGCCGCACGTTTTTATGGGAATCTCGTGACTGCTCACAACGTGCGGCAGTTTACGTCTTTGTATACGCATGAACATGTTGGTTCTGCTGCACAACTTCTTCGTAATACTGTTTCTGCGAGTAATATTCGTTATCTGTTCTTGCATGGTCTTTTTAATCAATCTGTACAACTTCGTACATTTTTGGTCCATGTTAATGGCCGTTCATCACGTGCTATTTTGCGTAATTTATCACAACATGGCATTTTTGTTTATACTTTTGCCCGCACTGGCGATCTTTTTCTCTTTGATTCGTTCCCTTATACTACCCATGGTACTCTTTTGGTGTCCATGGGGTATGAAATCTCTCCTCTTCACTAGTTTTTCGTTTGTTTCTTTTCGTTCTCTTTTGTTTTACGTATTACGGCCTGCACCCAGCCCCGTTTTTCAATTACGTTTGCTTTGAGGTTTCTGGGTTTTCCTCATCTTTTGACTCGCGGTTATGCATCCAGCCCCGCTTTTATGAGTCTTTTTCGAGTTTTCTGGATTTCTCGTGTTTCTCCTTCCGGTATAGTCGGTTTAACAACTCGCGATTTTGTTTAGCATCAATTCCGTGATTTACCTGTGATTTTTGGCCATTCTGCCATTTTTCCCTTTTGTGCGCTTTTGCGTTTCGATTGCTCTGCTAACATGAATACTTTCGGCTTTTCTTTTATTTTTATTTTATTTGTTTATTGTGTGTCGTTGCCGAAAGCGACCGGAAGGAG